CTGGATAACGAAGAGCAGATCGGAGAGATTCTTGATGAGATACGCACCGCATGACTACCAGGCTTATGCCATCGACTACATCGAGACCCATCCCATCGCTACCGTCTTTCTGGACATGGGTCTCGGCAAAACGAGCATCACCCTCACGGCTATCAGCAACCTTCTGTTTGACAGCTTCGAGGTTCATCGGGTTCTGGTGATTGCACCGCTGCGTGTAGCACGGGATACATGGACGGCTGAAGTCGATAAGTGGGATCACCTCCAGAACCTCATCTGCTCCGTGGCTGTCGGCACAGAGGCGGAACGCAAAGCTGCCCTGATGCGACCCGCCGATATTTATATTATCAACCGTGAAAATGTCCAGTGGCTTGTTGAGGAAAGCGGCATCCCGTTCACCTTCGATATGATCGTGATTGATGAACTGTCCTCTTTCAAGAACCACAACACAAAGCGGTTTAAGTCCATCCTGAAGGTCAGACCCAGAGTCAGCCGCATTGTTGGACTGACCGGCACTCCCGCCTCCAACGGTCTGATGGATCTGTGGGCAGAGTTCCGCATCCTGGATATGGGTCAGCGGTTGGGGCGTTTCATCACCAAGTATCGCACCGACTACTTTATGCCGGATAAGCGGAACGGCCAGATCATCTACTCCTACAAGCCTCTGCCGTATGCGGAGGATGCAATCTACAGACAGATTTCAGACATCACCATTTCCATGAAATCTACTGACCACCTGCAGATGCCGGAGTTGGTCAACAGCGAGTACACGGTTCAGCTTTCCGATGAGGAGCGGGAGCATTACGAGGAACTGAAACAGGAACTGGTGCTGACCCTGGGTGACGGCGAAATCACCGCCGCCAACGCAGCATCCCTCTCCGGCAAGCTGTCCCAGATGGCAAACGGTGCGATCTACGATGACAGCGGTGAGGTTATCCAAATCCATGACCGCAAGTTGGATGCTTTGGAGGATATCATCGAAGCAGCAAACGGCAAGCCTATTCTGGTGGCCTACTGGTTCAAGCATGACCTTACCCGCATATCCGAGCGGCTAAAAAAACTGCATATCCCGTTTTCCCGCCTGGATGACTCCGACAGTATCCGCAGATGGAATAACGGTGAAATCCCGGTGGCACTGATCCACCCTGCATCGGCAGGACACGGACTCAATCTCCAATCCGGCGGTTCCACGCTTGTGTGGTTTGGGCTGACTTGGAGTTTGGAACTGTATCAGCAGACTGTAGCCCGTCTGTGGCGGCAGGGTCAGACTTCTGAAACCGTGGTGGTTCAGCACATCGTAACAAAGGGCACCATCGACAACCGCATCATGAAAGCCCTCTCCCAGAAGGAGCATACTCAAACGGCACTGATCGATGCCGTAAAAGCGGACTTGAAAATCTGAGTCAATCTATGAAAATCCGTGCCAATCCGAGGATTACAACATTTCGGAGGTACGAATATGAATATTATCTGGCACTATTTGGACAAACGCGGTGCTGCCATCAATGCACTGAAGGATTATGGCAGTATGCAGTACATCATTGACCACACCGATGAGGAGATCGATACCGTCCATGACAGAATGTCCTCTGTTGGCAGTCCCGTCCTCTCGGATATGCCGAAAGGTCCCCATAATCCGCAGGCAAACGAAAACCGCATCATCGCAGCCATTGATGAAATCGATGTGCTGAAGGAGCGGTACAGACAGGCTGTTGAGTACATGGACTGGTTCAAACCGGCGTGGATGGCACTGTCCGAGGATGAACGCTATGTCCTGCAGACCTTCTACTGGAATGAGGACGAGCGTCAGACCGATGCCGTCTATGACATCTGCGACCATTTCAACATTGAGCGTTCTTCGGCATACAACAAAAAGAACCGTGCGGTTCAGCATCTGGCCTTGCTTCTGTATGGCAAGTGATGAGTAATATCGTGGACGCTTTTTCCGTTACGGCGTTGTATAATAGTATCATGAAAGACTGCACAGAGAGCCTCATGGGAGCAATCCCGTGGGGCTTTTTGTATGCCCCAAGGAGGTGAAACGATGCCGAAGAAACCGAAGCGTCCGTGTTCTTACCCCGGCTGTCCCAAGCTAACTGACAGCAGGTTCTGTGAGGAACACGCAAAGGCTGAAGCCAAACGCTACGAGAAGTACGACAGAGACCCTGCTGTACGCCGTAGATACGGACGGGCTTGGAAGCGTATCCGTGACAGCTATGTGCAGCAGCATCCTTTGTGTGAGGTGTGCCAGAAGGAAGGCAGACTGGTTGCGACTGAGGAAGTCCACCACAAAGTGCCTTTGTCCGAGGGCGGCACTCACGCAAGAGATAATTTGATTGCCCTTTGCAAGTCCTGCCACGCCCGAATCCATGCCGAGCGTGGTGATCGTTGGCACAATTCGTGACCCGGTAGGGGCGGTCAAATCTCTGGGACCTTTATCCCGTGCAACGGGCCTGGGGGTCCGTGTGGAAAATCGCATAAGTTTTCGGGGGAATAGACCCCGGCATGAAGGAGGTGTGAAAAATATGGGTCAGAGAGGACCTAAACCCGGCTCCGGTGGCAGACCGAAAAAGCCGATTGCGGACAAGATTGCGGACGGCAACCCTGGCAAGCGACCGCTGACTGTAATTGATTTCAAAGACAGCGCGGCTGATCTGGATGGGCAGCCAATGCCCAAGCCCTCCGAGTTCCTTTCCGCAAAACAGAAAGACGGCTCTACGCTCTGTGCTGCCGAGATTTATGAAAATGTATGGAAATGGCTGTCCGACCGTGGGTGTGCCGCCATCATTTCTCCGCAGCTCATTGAACGCTTTGCTATGGCAAGCGCCAGATGGATTCAGTGCGAGTCCCTCACCAGTGAGTTGGGCTTTCTGGCAAAGCACCCCACCACGGGTGCGGCGATCCAGTCACCCTATGTGGCTATCGCAAACACATACATGACCCAGGCGAACCGCCTGTGGTCGGAAATTTACCAGATCGTCCGTGAGAACTGCACCGGCGAATATAACGGTGCAAATCCCCAGGATGATGTAATGGAACGATTGCTTCGAGCAAGGAAAGGAAACGGTTGATTATGTTTGAAAAAGTAAATCCGGCACATCCCGATAAGATTGCCGACCGCATTGCCGGGGCGCTCGTTGACCTGGCATATAAATCCGAAAGAAACCCTCGCATCGCAGTGGAGGTTCTCATCGGTCACGGAACCTGCCACATCATCGCAGAGACTTCCGTGCAGCTTTCCATTGATGATGTGACTGCTGCCGTTCACCGCATCGCAGGCTTCCTTAATGTTGATTATTCCGAAGTTCCCCAGGATGTCCACCTTTCCCGAAATCAGAGTGGTGCTATCCGCTGCGGTGACAACGGCATCTTCAAGGGTGTGCCTGTGACTGCCGAGCAGAAGGAACTGGTGAGCGTTGCCACTGACATCTACAATGCCTACCCCTTTGATGGCAAGTACATCATCGACAACGGCAGGGTCATCATCTGCCAGAGCAACGCAAAGGCTGACCATCTCCGTGAAATCTATCCCGCCGCAGAAATCAATCCGCTCGGTGACTGGACTGGTGGCACGGATGTGGATACTGGTGCTACTAACCGCAAGTTGGGCAGCGATATGGCTGATTCCGTAACTGGCGGTGGTCTCCACGGCAAAGATCTCTCCAAGGCTGATGTCAGCGTGAACATTTACGCTTGGCTCAAGGCCCAGGAGACCGGCAAGCCTGTTCAGTTCTGCTGCGCCATCGGTGATGAGACTGTCGGTGGCATTCCCTACGAGGAAATCGTGGAAACGGCAAGAGCCTACATCAAGTCCGTTGGTGGCTTTGAGGCATTTGCCGAGTGGGGTCTTGTATGATTATTGAGAAAAAGAACACGGCAGACCTTCTGCCTGCCGACTACAACCCTCGCAAAGACCTCAAGCCCGGAGATGCGGAATATGAAAAACTGAAACGCTCCATTGAGCAGTTCGGCTATGTGGAACCCGTCATTTGGAATCAGACCACCGGCCGTGTGGTTGGCGGTCATCAGCGTCTGAAGGTGCTGATGGATATGGGCATGACCGAAGTAGACTGCGTTGTGGTGGCAATGGATGAGGAAAAGGAAAAAGCCCTCAATATTGCTCTCAATAAAATCAGCGGCGATTGGGACAAGGACAAGTTGGCTCTGCTCATTGCAGATTTGCAGGGTGCTGACTTCGATGTGTCCCTTACTGGTTTTGAACCTGCCGAGATCGATGCTCTGTTTAAGGACACCCTCAAGGACGGCGTCAAAGATGATGATTTCGATGTAGGCGCAGAACTGGCACAGCCCACCATGACCAAGCCCGGTGACATCTGGACGCTCGGTCGCCACCGTCTGATCTGCGGTGACAGCACCAAGGCCGAAACCTATGACCTTCTGATGGGTAGCACCAAAGCCAACCTGGTCATCACCGACCCTCCGTACAATGTCAACTACGAAGGCAGCGCAGGCAAAATCAAAAACGACAACATGGCTGACGAAGCCTTTTATAACTTCCTTCTGGATGCGTACACGCAGATGCACTCCGCGATGGCGGACGATGCTTCCATCTATGTGTTCCACGCAGATACCGAGGGACTGAACTTCCGCAGGGCATTTGCCGATGCGGGTTTTTATTTGTCCGGCTGTTGCATCTGGAAAAAGCAGTCCCTTGTGCTGGGACGCTCTCCTTACCAGTGGCAGCACGAACCCTGTCTGTACGGATGGAAGAAAAACGGCAAGCATCAGTGGTACACCGGCAGGAAGGAAACCACCATCTGGGAATTTGATAAGCCCAAGAAGAATGGCGACCATCCTACCATGAAACCGATCCCGCTCCTGGCATATCCCATTATGAATTCTTCCATGAGCAACAGCGTGGTGCTTGACCCCTTCGGTGGCTCTGGCTCTACGCTCATTGCCTGTGAGCAAACCGACCGCATCTGCTACACCATAGAACTGGATGAAAAGTTCTGCGATGTAATCGTGAAGCGGTATATCGAGCAGGTCGGCGGCGCAGACGGTGTTACCGTGCAGCGTGATGGTCTGACCTACAAATACTCCGAAGTGGAGGTACAACATGAATAATTTGACCCTGGGCAGTCTCTTTGACGGTTCCGGTGGTTTTCCGTTGGGCGGCTTGATTTCCGGCATCACACCTGTGTGGGCTTCGGAGATCGAGCCGTTTCCCATTCGGGTCACGACCAAGCGCCTGCCCTTTATGAAGCATTACGGTGACATCTCCCAGATGGATGGCGGGAAGATCGAACCCGTGGACATTATCACCTTCGGCTCACCTTGCACGGATATGTCTGTTGCCGGTCGCAGAGCCGGACTGGAAGGACAGCAGTCCGTGCTGTTCTACCAAGCCATCCGCATCATTAAGGAAATGAGGTGTGCCACCAATGGCAAATATCCAAGATACATCGTGTGGGAGAATGTCCCCGGCGCCTTCTCCTCAAACGGCGGTGAAGACTTCAAGGCAGTCCTCGAAGCGGTCATCGG